TAAATTGTACAAAACCGAGTACAATCAATACTATTACAATATCCTCAACACAGTACAATTTCCGGATGATTTGAACCCTTCCGTTTATTATGAAATCACTGTTTCATCAAAAATGCCTTGGACCATGATAAGCTTCAATGAGTATGAGACCATGGATTTGTGGTGGTTGATATGCCTAGTGAATAAGATAGATAACCCGCTTAACTTTGCAGCAGTAGGCAACACTCTAAAAATTATAAGAAAAGAATTTCTTAAATTTGTGTTGGATGAAATCAGGCTAAAGTCGTAACATGGGAACATTCAACACATCTCTACCATCACCGGATACTGATAATATATATAGGTTTGGTGATAATACTGAATATTATTATGATTTAATACTATACAATGCAAATGAAGAGTTTGTGAGACTGAAAACTCAAGGAGTAAAAGAATTGATAATAAATGATAATTTTTTAGATTTCTTTCACAAAGGCACTCTCACTTTTCGCAATGATATTGATGCTATAGAAAAAATTACAACAGAGCCAAGCGGCACATCACAAAACTTCTTTGGTACCAATTTTGCCCCCTCCAAGGGCGGGCAAAACACTTTGCTCCCTTTTGCGTTTAGAGGTGATTGCCGTGATTATCTCATTGTGGATATATGCCCTCGTCTATATGATAACCAACCTAATTATAACAATGGTGAGCAGGTTAATAAAATATGGAGACTTAAATTTGTTTTTGCTATCTATGATATTGAAGACATAACTGGACAAACGGCAGATGAGAAATATAAAAAATTGCATTTTTGGGATTACAGTTATCAATTAATGACAGAGAGAAATATAGATTTTTCTACTGCGCAGTATGTCAAAGCTGCTGATAAAGTTAATTTGGATGATAGCGAACGAGCCATGAAAACAGGCTTAGCTGTGAAGCAAATAATTGAAAATACATTCCCTTCTACAGAAGGTTACACTCTTAAATTTGGCGAGTTTGATGAAGGTAGCACCAGTATATTCTATTCTTCACCTATTGCATCAAAAGCTTTATTTGACTATCAATACATTGATTCTTTTCATGTGAGCAGTCCCAGCAACAATTATGATTTCTGCGTACTACGCAAAGAGAGATACACAAATGAGTGGACTTACAAGTCACTTAAAAATTACTTTGACAATGCGTATGAGAGAAGAGTCACAAACAATCAGGATGGTGGTGGCGCTCTGCATTTAGAGAAATTTTTGGTGGGCAATTACAGTGACAGTAACAGCTCCAACTTCACAAACGTCACAAGAACACCAGTTAGTATAAAAAATAACGCTTATTTGCCCGATTATTCACAAATACAAAAATACAGATTTTTTCCTACTGCAGCTATGATGTGCAGAATTTCATCACTACAAACCAAGTGCATGCGTATGATTCTATGAACAAAGAGTTCATCATTGATGTGCAAGAGAATGACTTCACAAGAATATTGGACATATTTGAAACAAATTATGTGCAGGCATTCAAGGGCAATGCCTCTGGACCCTGGTCCACTTTAACTAAAAACGAATACCGCAGAAATAATACCAATTATAATGCTGATTACAGTGTTGCTCTTTCTCGGGATCAAAGACTATCTGCAGGTAGAAATGCAGTGCTTAAAAAAGCATTGTTTTTAAACAATACAATTAATTTTGTAGCACCCGGGCTAACAATGCGACAAGCTGGCAGATTCATTTCAATTGACAGGGACAGCGCACAACCCAGCAACAAATTTGATGATAAATTTCTTGGCACATATTTTGTTGTGGAAGTTAATCACGTGTTTCGCGGTAATACATATGAAACAGAGATGACTTGTGTCAAGCCATACATCTTTTCTGATCCCAAGAATGTGGAGGATGTGGTATGAGTATTAAGACCATGGTACCACAGCTTTGCGACATTAACCTCGCATCATCCAAATACATACTTGAGAAGTATACTAATTATCTTGATTATCTTGGCAAATTTGTGGATCAAATAGAGACAGCCATCCTTTATAGAAACACTTTCTTTGATAACAACTCAATTGACACCCGGGTAGAATTTTTTAATAATCTACAAGAGAAGTTTAAAACTTTTAGCGAAGATTTTGTTGCATATTGGTATGAAATATACAGAAGCAATCCTGAGTTTTTAAAATCTAAAGTTACTAACAGTACTCTGGTGCTGGATAGTGATTGCATCGGTAAATTTACCAACTCAACATATGTTATTGACGACAGTGTGAGTCCAATTTCAGATTGGTCCATGAACAGCGCTCCGCCCCCCTCTTGCATACCTTACAACACATTGCAAAAAATTTCACCCTGGACAAAGCAGCTAATTGAAAGAGCTAGCTTCAGAACAACCAACATGTATCGGAGTAACATTGCAATGGTGCAACCAGTAGACACAAGCCCCATGCGCGCACATGGTACCAACCTGGTTACAGACGAACTATATTACACAAGAACTGTGTCCGAAATCAAACGCATAGCAATAGAAAAGATTACAAAAAAATTCGAAAAAGAAGTAAAAATCTTGTTACGTTACTGTAACATAAACGATAATGAAGCTCTGAACTATCAAGATGCAAAGCAAAACAAGAGCTTCATTGGACAGTATACGTTTGAAATGGAGATAGAGAGCGCAAGATACCAGGTGGATGTGTTATCAAATAGAATTAAGCAGCTAAAGAGTAGGTTATCTAATGAAGATGTTTTATCATCTGAACAAAGCGTAACAGTTAGTATCAATCAAAAGACAACTGCACAATTGGATAGGATTTATAAAGATAACCTGCTCACCCGCTTAGACCAGCTCATACCACGCAACATATACAAAACTATTGCTGTCATGGAACAAACAGAAGTAACACCTGCTTCAGATACATTTAAAGAATTGAATGCTGGTGTGGTACCTGACACAGTAACAAACGCAACTGCAGCACAACAGACATCAAGCCAAGGGAGTGCAATACCAGTAACATTTAATCACTTCTCAGACAATGTGTCTTACCCCACTTACCAGTCACCTGCATGGGCCACAGACGTTGCACAATGCTTGGGTGTGGGTGCCACTCTTGAAGCTTTCAATGGATTTGCTGATCCACTCACTGAGTTTGCAAATGCATCTTCTGCAGATTTTGATCTGTTTAGTTCATTGAGTGAAATTAAACCTTTTGGTATTGATCTAACAAATTTCACCATAGAACCCGACGCCATCTTGCTGCAGCTGCAAAGCATGCTGAATGCATTTGATGTATCCTCCATATCAACATTGTTTGGCTCTAATTTTGCAATACCATCCTTCACACTGGGTGAGTTGTTTGATAAAGCTGGTAAAGTAGGCGATCTCAAAGAAATAGCACTTAAACAAGCCACAGATGCTGCATTGAATACTATAAAAGATACAACGTTGAATATACTAGAAAGCTTGGCTTGTGGCACTGCTCAAACTGTTCTGGCAGGTGGTGGTGGCTTCGGTCCGCTCAGAAACCTGGCAGGTGGTATCGTCTGATGACACATCAATAACATTGGCTTCCTTGACAAGTTTCTTAAACATGTCCTCTCTTGTGCCAACAAGCATATCCTTGGCGTCACCTATGAGATCTCTCTTGAGATCATGATCCATTCTCTTCAAATCCTTGAGTGTATCACTCTTTTTATCTTGCACCATTATTTTGTTTAGTGTCTCAATTGCAGCAGATGTTGCATTGAGAAGCTCTGCATATGCAGACAAATCCTTTGCATCTGGTGCAGCATTCAAATACACATTTAAATTCTTCACCAAATCCAACCCTTCATTTATAACTGTGCTGGCACTCTCAATGATGTATTGCTCCAAATTATCCTTGGTCGCAGATTTGCGAATCTCCTTCTTAACCTCAGTATTCTTTTCCTTCAAAGCATCTATTATGTTGTCAATGTCATCACTATTATCAGGCATATGTAGTTATTTATCTTGATTTCTAGAATTTCATATTAATATTAGTACGTGAAGTTAGCACTTGAATTCATTAAAACACATGAGCATGCAAGATTGCCTTGCAAGAATCATGCAAACGACACTGGGTATGATGTGTACAGCATAGAGAATGTGTGCATACCTGCACGTGGATCCAACCTTGTGCCAGTGGGTCTGCAGTTTGCATGCATACCTGCAGGTTATTGGGTGCGTGTGGAATCACGCAGCGGATTAGGTTTCAAGCATGGGATAATGGCACACCCAGGAATTATTGACAATGGTTACCGTGGTGATGCAGGTATCAAGCTTTACAATCTCACAAACAACGATTACACTGTTAATCGCGGTGATAGAATTGCACAATTTGTATTGTATCCGTTGGCATCAGATGTGGCAATTGGGTTCACTGAGATTGCTTCAGAGTCTGATCGAGGTGACAAGGGCTTTGGAAGCTCTGGCAAATGAACTTCAATAATCTGTGGGTGGAGAAATATCGACCCAAATCTCTATCTGATATTGTTCTCACAAAAGAAACAAGATCAATCGTTACATCCTTCAAGGATAAGAAGGAGATACCCAACTTATTACTAATTGGCATACAAGGCATTGGCAAGACGTCTCTGGCAAAGATCATTGTTAATGACATTTTAGGGTGTCAATACCTGTACATAAATGCAAGTGATGAGAATGGCATTGATACCATACGGACCAAGGTGGTCAGCTTTTCCAAGACCAAGAGCTTTGATGGCAACATCAAGGTCATAATATTGGACGAAGTGGATGGTATCAGCCTTGAGGCACAGAAAGCTTTGAGAAACACAATGGAGGAATATTCTGCCAATACTCGCTTCATACTGACCGGTAATTATAAGCACAAAATCATACAAGCTCTGCAGAGCCGCTGTCAGGAGCTAAATTTGATACCACCTCTTGAGGGTATGGCCAAGCGAGTACTCACCATCTTGAGAGATGAAAATGTACAGCTTGATGAAGCACAGAAGAGGGACTTGGTAACGCTAATCAAGAAGCTATACCCTGATTTTAGAAAAATAATTAATGAAATTCAAAAATTTAGCAGCTCTGGTAGTCTGTCAATACCGCAGCTGTCCATTAATAATGATGTGGTTGTCAAGATTGTTGACTTCATTAAATTGAAGAAAAGCAATTTGGGCAGAAAGTATTACATTGAAAATGAAGAAAAGTTTCAAGGTGATTACACAACTCTGTTGCGTGAATTCTTCAATTTTATCAATGACACCATGGATTTTAATGACGAGAAAGCAAAAAGAGCATTATTAGTTATTTCTGAACATCTATACAGAAGTAGTTTTGTAGTGGATCAAGAGATTAATTTCTACAGCTGCATCATAGCGCTGGAAGGATTAATAATTTAGCGTTTGGGCAAGTAGCGGTGCACGTAGTTACTGACTGCAGGTGATTTCTCTTTGTCTGCCGGCATGCTGGGAATCTTCACATTTTTATTAAGAAGCTTTCTGTCACCTTTGATAAGCTTGCCTGTACCATCATCTGAAGTAACAGTGTGAGCAATCTGTTGATTGTCCTCTGGCTTCTCTTGCTCTGGCTTAATCTGTGTGTTGTCTTTTCTTTTCAGTGAATCCGGTATGGGTGGCAGGTTAATGCCATTGCCGTACGGTTCCAAATATTTTGCAGGTACAGTCAAATAAGTGACATATCGGCCAGGTGCTATTTCTTGTGTAATATCCACGTCAAACTCACTGCCCGTGATTTCTGCATTGCCTGAACCTTGTGCAGTTGGCCGTGTAGGCTTAACGGAACTCACGCGCAACAACAAATCAGACTCTGACCATGCTTTTAGTGTGTCCTTGTACTCTTGTGTTTGATCCTTGTAAAAATCTGACTTGAAAACATCACTCTTAACATGCACCATGGCACCACCTAGAAAACCACCACGTGTTAATTTCTGCAAGTATGTCTCCAGTAATGTATCAAATCTCTTCTTCATTATATATATTTATATCTTCAAAACTAATTTTGTATATATAATTTGATACTAAATAATCTATATGAGCATTAGAATAGAAAGCATCAAAGATGTTACCAACATCAATGATCTTAAGTATCAAGATTTAAAGTTAGATTTTGAGTATAGTTACACACAAAATTCACAATTTCTGAAGACCAACGAAATTATTGATCTCAAAGTGGATTATGATCTGAATGCCGTTAAGAACAGCTTAAGAAACATGTTTATAACCAATCGTGGTGAAAAACTACTAAATCCATACTTTGGCATTGGGCTAGCTAGCTTTGTATTTGATCAAGCAACACAATCAACTGCCAAGATCATTGGCGATGCCATCCTAACCAACATCAATACCTTTGAACCCAGAGTGCAGGTGAACAGGGTAAATGTCATTGCCAATGAAGATGACAACAGCTACACAATCAACATAATCATGAGTGTACCACAATTAAAAGCTGAATTAGTAAACCTAATAGGCCTATTAAATAACAGAGGATTTACTTTTGTCTAATTATGAGTTCAACAACAAATCAAGACGCCAATCTTACAATTAATCAGCAAGGCTATGCTGCATTTGATGCCACATCATTAAAGCAGTTAATTATTGACAGGCTCAACAACGGCACACTCTTCACAGATCAAAACTATGAGGGGAGCAATATTTCAGCAGTTATTGACATTGTTTCCTATGCTTACCATGTGCTCTTGTTTTATCTGAACAGGACAGCATCTGAAAGCTTGTTCAGCCAGGCAACACTTTATGAAAACATAAGCAAAATTGTAAAGGAATTAAATTACAAACCCATTGGGTACCAGACTGCACTTTTAAGTTTTGTGGCCACTGCTTCAAAACTTCTCATCAAAGATACATACACCATTAAAAGATATTCTTACTTCACTGTGAATGGTGTTAGCTACAGTTTCAATAGTGACGTTACTTTTGTTAAAAACACGGACACCGACGAAGCATTAACACTCTTCAGTGACAACAATTTGCTGTATCAAGGTGCGTATGTAGAATACCCGCTGTACAATGCCATAGGCGATGATTTTGAGGCCCTCACTATAACCTATGTGGCAAATAATGCAAATCAAAAAATTGACCATTTTAACATTGATGTGTATGTGAAAGAAAAAACAACTGGCAAGTATTACAAATATGCTGAAACATCGTCACTGTTCTTGAATGATTCCAACGCGCGTGTATTTGAAAAACGTTTTGATGAAAATGAAAGATATGAAATTAAATTTGGCAATGGCATCACAGGCAGAAAGTTACAAGCTGGGGATCAAGTAGCAATATATTTCTTACAAACAGATGGTACACAAGGTGAGATAGACATTGGCATCTTAAATTCAAACAAGTTATTTTTGTACAGTTCTTTGCGGTACAACAGCATCATAGCTGATACTGTATCTGAAAATCTGCTGCTCTTGGACGACAATCAAACCAAATACCTCACATTTTCTAACACTGACCCATCCACAAGCTATCAGGACAAAGAATCAGCCGAGCAAATCAAATCAAATGCACCCAAGATTTACAATTCACAATACAGACTGGTTACTGCTAGTGACTATGAGGTGTTCGTAAATAGAAACTTTGCAAACATTATAAGCTCCACAAAAGCTGTTAATAACTGGGATTACTTAAACGGGCATTTCCGATACTTTTACGACTTGCAGTTGAACAAACCCAATGATGATTCACGTGTTCTATTGAACCAGACTCGTTTTGCTGATACTTGTGATTTTAACAATGTGTACATATATGGCATTCCACGATTGGAAAGAATCACCTCACTTACACAGCGAACAAATTATCTCAACGCTGCACAAAAAGAACTGCTGCTCAATCAATTGCAAAACTACAAGACACTCACAGCAGAAGTAATAATAACTGACCCTGTGTATGTGGCTGTTGATTTTGGAATAAGACGGGCAGGTGAAACGTTGTCTCCTGATATAACCAACGATTGCAAGCTTGTGATAACCAAGAATGTATTGTCACAGATTGATAACCAAACTATTAAAAACAATGCATACAACATTATAAAAACATTCTTTGACTCCAGAAACAATAGCCTGGGCATATTATTTGATATAAACGACATCACATCCCAAATTTTTAATATTGCAGGTGTGGAAGATTTTTATGTTGAGAGAACAGATGAACAGGGCACGTTTACTGTGCCTGGCTTAAATTTTCTGTTCTGGAATCCTGTGTATCCAGATGGTGATACACAAATCATTGCTCAGAATTATCAATTGCCGTACTTCAAGTATCCCTTCTTGAATAACCCACTTGAATTTCTTAACAAAATAGAGGTGCTCGCAACAACAAATGTTAATACAAAAATTGAGTATTAAAAATGGCTTTAATTAATACAAATGAACTTTACATCAAAGTTTTAGATTATACTGGCACACCATCATTAAGCACATATGCATTGCCACAGACACCCCTAACATTTGTACCTGATTATTCTGTAGTCCAACTACTATCCACTGTTTCGTTTGTATCTTCACTCACATCTTATACAAACACATTCTATATTCCTGATGGAAACGATTACTCCAATATTAAAATAAGATGGGATTTTGGTGACGGAACGTACCAGATAAGCCCCACCGGTACACATGCATACAATTACCCTGGCACATACAAAGTAACATTATATCTCATTAATGAGAATGGTGAGAGCTTTAAAAACAATTTCATAGTCAATGTGACTGTTGCAAATTATTTGCAAGATGATTGGAAATTCTCTCCTTACCAAAACTTCATAATTGATATACCTGCAGGCAGACTATCTGATAAGATTACAATCAACAGACAGAATAGTTGGCAGACTTACAATGCACTATCTGGCACTGGCTACACATTCAACCTGTATGCCAGCGGCTCTGGCACATATTATTATGATGTTAAGAATTATTATAAAGATAAATGGGCACACTTAAAAAAGTTCTTTAAATTTATTAAGAAACAAACAATCAACAATCTATTACAGGATGTTATCATAAACAACATTGAAACATCCAATACTGAAATTTATGCAAAAAAATTAGCTGGCGGTATATCTGTTTGTAGTAAGAATGATACAGGTGCCTTTTTTGTGGGTACAACTGGCAGTGCAGAGTTTTATTATACTGATGATAGCAATAAGAACAACACATCTACTAACGATCCTATCTTCATATATGCAAATCTAGACACAAGTAAATTTTATGATAGCTTAGGAAATGCAGAGCAAGCATATGTCAATCTTACCCCGCTAGAGTTGAGCTACTTGAACACCATGCCTGCAGTATTGCCCATCATCAAGACCAGATACAATCCTGCAGCTGCGCTCACTATAACGTCCAATGGATTGGACGGTGAAGGTGAATCCACCATCAACAGCTTTGCACTCAACAAGACTAGCTTTGCAAATACCAAGATACCGTTCGTTCTCAAGTTAAAAGATCAAGACAACTACACAACAAAAAGTTACCCCTACCTGTCATCAACTAATATTGCTCCACTCACTTCTTACTATTTCAATATAAACCTGCTGGACGATAACAATACAATTGTACCTTCTGTATCATTCTACAAAACAGATTTTGAAAAAGAAATTTTCCAGTCAGGTGGATTCTACAGAGGATACCTGGTGTGTGATACAGAGGTTCAAAATGCCAAGCTATCTGCTTCTGTGTACATAGATGATATACCAAACTTTGAGCAAGACACTGCATTCATTTTTTACTCACAACCCTACACCCATTACATACCCAGAATATTTTCAACCACCATGTACAGCAAGGTGCTAAACACACCATTTGAATCAACCAACACCACATACGACTTTCTGGACACAATTGACAACAGAAGCATATTCACAATCACACAAATACCTTCTTCAAATAATGTCAGCAATGATTACTGCTTTTGGGCTGCAGATTCTGATTCTGATCGCTTGCTAAAAATGGATTACAACGGTGGTATCATTGCCACAGTAAATCTTTCTGCTGCCATGTTGAGCAATGGTACTGCTGTTGATTTGCGCAACATATATGGCAGTGCTTCACCTTGCAGCATTGCCTTGGATAACAATAACAATGCTTTCGTGACACTATTTGATAGTGGCTCTGTTATTCGGATCAACAACATAACAAATTTAATTGACAGAATCGGCATACCACCGGTCAGTGCCATCGGAACTAACACTTTCTTAATATCATCTGATTATACAAGCAATCAAGGCTGGGTAGGTGAGTTTACTCTCTTACCGGCAAGTGTGGATGTGGATAAAGATGGCAATGTTTATGTGGTGTATACACACCCACTATCTACAACTCTTGTACGCTTTGATAACGAGTTGAATTACAAGAAAAAAATTACAGGATCGTTTAGTATCACAGATTATGCACAAAAGATTATCATTGACAGGAACAATAACATCTGGATGGCCACAACTCGAAAAGAAAACAGTTCCACAGGCAGTGTAAACCTGTCAGGTAAGAATGATCTTATTTGGCTACTAAAAGATACTGGAACTGCTTTTATACCAACCTTAACCACATTTGCAGGGTTCAAGCAAATAAGTGACATCACAGTGGATGGTAATCAAAGCTGTTGGGTATCACATGATGTATCAACAGTGACAAAACTTGAATACAATCAACTCACCAGGGAGTTTGCACGTCACGATTTCAACATGGGTGAAGTGTATGGTAACTCTACAGATTACTTGCAGAGCATTGAAGGCATCTCTTGCAACTCATTGAATGAGATTGTTATTATCAATAATTTTGATTTAAAAATATACTTTCTTGATGCAACTGCTACAACTCAACCCACTTTAAGCAGCTTGAAGCAAATACAACTACAGTCAGCACCAAATAATTTCATGGAATATCCCATCTCTGCTTATTATGATAGTGTATATCAAGCAAATGGTGATTTTTTAGGATACAACTGGATTAATAAGTATTATTATTCTGCTGCTAATACCAGAATCATCACCGGCACATCCTCTACGTTCAGCATTTACCCTGCATCTGGTTACAATTTAATATTCAAAGAAAATGAAAACTTTGATGGTGAGGGCATGTATAGAAATTTTGCATTAATGGAAACACTGCAAGATAAGAATGTTTTTTTTGACGACTTTTTGGGCAAAATCGTTGGCAATCAGCAGTCCAATGCAAACAATGCATTATTAAAAAAGATCTATGAGAAGATTTCTAATTTCTCTGACAACATTGCAGCTGTAGACACATGCAATGTTGATTCATTAATCTCCAAATGCAACATGTTTGATGTCGCGTATGAAAACTACAGCTACCCATACCCTGCATCACTCAAGCGTGTCATTGATATCATAAGCATCAAGCGAAATAAATTATTTGGTAGCTTAAACCAAAGTAATTATAGCTTCTCAAGCAATTCAGACGACTTTAACCTGGGCAGTATATTGAACCTGACAACTGATACTTTTTCTGCAACTGAAATCCTCGTGGCAAGAGAGAAATTCTCCAACATCTACAAACCTGTTAATACAACCATCATCAATGGATATTCTGCTACTGACATAATTCCGCTAGCAGAGTTTACATATGATTGGGGTTGGGGGCTTGTAGCTCCGCAAGGCTTGTCAGGTTTGAATATAGGCGGTTACTATGATTTCTACCGTCTTAGTCTTACTAATCAACCAATCTACGACAATATCATTGATTTTGCTAATAAAAATTCTAACATCATATTCAATCTCAGCACTTATGATGATTTTTATGGTGAGGGTGGCATCATGGATCAAAATATCACATATGCTTTCACTAATGGCTTGAGATTAATCTCCAGTGCAATGAACGTATATTACAATTAAATAATACACAATATGTCTGATATTTTAGAGAACAATATACTAGCAATAACAGTAAGTGACTCTATTGTTGCAGGCACTACAAACAATGCTGTAGATTATACTAAGCCACTTTCATTCACTGAGTGGTTGGTGCGCACAAACCCAACTGAAACAGACAACTCATATTTAATTAGTCAGTATAAAATGTATTTGCTCGCTTGGTACAAGACCAAGAATTTAGATACAAAAAATACAGAAGATTTTGTAAGATCTTCTTTCATATCACTTTTACGAGAGATTTTATTGAATTATTCTACCTTAGAAGAGCGAAGATTTGTAAGCAATGCAGATTTTAATAATGACCTGGAGCTGTACTCAGTTTTGCCCTTCTTTGTTAAAAAGATAAAAGAGATTTGCAATTACTATGCTCTATTAAGACAAAACGTCAGTTTTAAAAAATACGAAAATAGCTTGAAAGGATCACAGGGCGGTGTCATTTCGGTATTAAAGAATGCAATTTATAAGAATCTACAAGCTACACAAATATCATCAGCAGAATCAAATCTACTCAATTTATCTGCAATTAAGAACAATTTAACTCTGGAAATTAAGGAACTATTTGATGACTCTCAGTACTTTGACTTGAACCCTGCTCTGCCTGCTACAACATACAACCCCACGTTCACTTCACAATTTTATTCTTCAAATCTCAACGAACTGGACGCTACACTGTACACTAATTTTGATCAAAGCATCATTGATGCAATAAAGACTTACCCCTTCTTCTTAAACGATTTTAAGACACCATACTCAATCAATGTGCAAGTGCAGGCCACTGATCTGGCATATCTCAGAGACAAAGACTTCATCAATCAAATTAATAATCAAGATAAAACTAACTTGAACCTTAATCTTGAAAAAGAGTTGATAGAGAAATTTATCGGTACTGATTATTACTATGTTAGCACAGGCTCCACCATAACTGACTTCACATCTGGTGTACTGTTTCAAGCACAAGACAAGGCAGCCAATTCGCAGAACAAGCGCTTTCCTTCTGTTGCATCTGTGCAAAATGAAGAGAATTTAAAAACCATACGAGAAATAGGCGGTTTCTTTCTACCAGATAGACTTGGTGTCTTAAATTTCAACAATTTCAAATACACTGTGCAAATTGACGAGGCACAATTGGAACCTAACAAGATTTATATTTTTCCTGACCCATACAAATATGGTAATATTTCAAATCTCTCTCTAACGGATTTTGAGAGCCCGTTGATTTACGAAGAAGATGTCACCTGGATGCACTATAATAGATCAGCTCAATTTCTCTTTGGTAATGTGGTAAGTAATCCCTTGTACAAAGATTTCTACGCATACCACAGCAGAAGTCAAACAGTTGGTTATCAGCCCTATGGCATGTCTCGAGATATTGATAGCACTGAATTTTTTGAAGGCTCAGGTAAAGATGTGTGGGCAAATTCTGATGTGTTTCCTGTGATTGAAAACGTGCTACCTCTGCAGGATCGTCAATTTAATTTATTAGCAATAAACAAGACTCTCATCAAATACAAGAGTGATATTTACAGCAACAATTATGGATTATTTAAAGAAATTAATCCTGTAGGTGTGGGACCAGATGGTAGCAATCAAGGAGATTTTATTTCAGCAGACGAATTAAATTTCTTTAATTTTACAGGTGGACGTGGTGGTCTCAATGGCACAGGACGCAAAGGACTCACCTACAATCAATTTGATGCAATAAGATCCACACGAAAGAAACCATGCATGATACTGGATGGTTATTTATTTTTTGACATTGATGATGGGTACAACTTCAATTTTGCAATTCCTAATGCTGCAAAAAGAGTGTCTGGTGTATATACACGCACCATCACACAGATACCACCTGGCAGTGGATACTTCACGTCTGGACCAGGTATTCTTTCTGCATCACCCACCCCATATGCTAATTATAATATTGGATACCCCTACTCTGCACCACCCACTTTCAAACCACTGCCTACACCTCTGTTGCTTGTGGCATATGGTAAAGGGCACTTCATACCTGATGATTTTTGTGATGTCAACACAGTAAATTATTGCTTGCTGTTGGATTGTGTAACATTTGTGGATGCACTGAGCAATCTCCGGTTGGATGTATCATCAGATTCATCTGCATGGTCCACATCTGTGCCTGTGTATTACAGTGAATTGCTTGAAAGCAGCTTGACAACAACTTATACTAAGCCCAACAATGTAGAGAGAGCTACGTTCTCTTACACATACCCTGCATCTGCACAAGTTATCCAAGAGCTCAACGGTTACAGGTTCAATCTGCAAGGCCAGACACCTTGTGCTGTAACCAACAGCAACACTTCACCTGCAGCAGATTATAATCTTGACAACACAAGCTTTGTGAACTTGCCTGTGCCACCTGCCTATGCAACACAAGTGCAAAACCTCACAACCAATAGCATAGGAAGTAAAACGATCTATTCTGGACGCAACGAGATTGTGGGTGAAATGTACTATAAAAACGCCAATACTTCACGAGTGGATTTGATACAGAATGCATTATCTGCTGTGTTTATGAAATACCCTGTTGAAGTTCGAGACAGTGTCAATAATGGCATCATAAATTTTGATTTAATCTATAATGTCATTTTCATTGAAACTGCCGATTACTATATTGTGGACAAACTAGATTATAATTATGAAGAAAATGCTGTGGAACCGTTCAACAGTGATAAGAATTTCCTATCTACTTTCATAGTAAACAAGAGCGTAGAAAAGATAAGCAATATTTTCTATAACGAAAAATTAAATGAAGCTGTATTCACAAGGCTGGTCTTGCTGCCCACCATGAGTGCAAGCAATCTCAAAATCATATACCCTGAAATATATAAAATAGACATTACCAATCCAGTATTAAAAAAGCTGTACCCTAACTTTGATTTGAATTATAACAACTTGTCAAGCTTCATTCACATTGATGCAGATACAAACATAGACCGTATTGACAAGCCAATCATGACCTATAACGAGGATTCAAAAACATACCTCATAAATTATCTGGCCAAAGACAGTAATAATGTATTTTTTAATGTTTTTGAAGAATTTCAAATTAAAAACAGCGATGTAATTTTTCTGCAAATGGTGTTCCACAAACCAGAATATCTCATCAAAGACTACAATTTTACAATTGTTAATTCTGCAACTGCTCTGCAAAGCAATTCAATTGCAGGTGTGCTCTCTTCTTATCAAAACATCAATACACACACATATTGGTTCTGCATGTCCACTGAACCTGTTGTCATTGTGCCAGAATATGTAGCATGTTTATATGGTGTAGTGTTTGTACCAGTGGTGACACCGACACCCACCCCCACTATCACTCCCACACCTACCCCCACACCATCCCCCACACCTGCACCCACACCTACGGTGCCACCTTGGATCAACGCTTGCAGTACTTACAGCGTAGAAGTTACTGGTGCGGGCACACTCGCTGCAGATGGCATATATGTTCTTTCTGCTGGCGATACAACGTTCTTCAGCCCAACTCCACAGTTTACTGTGTTCTATCAATCAACTAGTGATTCTCGTTTCTTCTTAATTGGTAACAACAGCTATCCTGACAATAGTACCATATTCAAAGGAGCCATACTCTCCACTCTCTCAGCTGCGAGTGAAAACTTCACACTTATGTATACAAGCACAGGCCTGATGCTGGATTATGCATGCGTCCCATATGGAACATATGATGCAATTGGTGGTATTGACCCTGTATACCTGGAAACACAAAACTTATCAGGCGTACCCCCATATCCCACAGTTTCATTCTACAGCATGACACAATAAATAACTAAATGGCCACCTTGCCCTATGTATATGCCGAATCGTTATCAGGCTCTGTAAAATATCTTGGAGAATGTTATGTTGCAACTGGTAACAGTGGCATTATTAATGCCAAAAAAGAAGAGTTTGTAGATGCACTAACATGTGACACTTGTTTGGGCCAATCACCGTTTCCTCTGCTTTCACCCACCCCTACCATCTCTCTGACACCGGACCCCACAAGAACCCCCACCCCCACCCCCACACCTACAGTGACACCCACGGTGACACCTACACCAGCCCCATAATATGAATCTCTCTGCATCCAGATCCTTCTCTCTGCTGCCTGCAGATCAATTGTCACCTGAAAATGATATTGTAGTTTCATTTGATTATGTGACCAATGTGTATGACAACTATTTGAATGTGTATGATAATGAATCACCATCTGAAGGATTCTGTTTGTTCTTCTATGAAGGCAATGCACCATTGAGTGGTGGTGCACCAGGCGCAGGTCTGGGATATCTACCTGGTGCTGCCATTGTGACCAACAACAACAATCTACTTCTTAGCGAAGGCAACAACACATTCACACCATATTATCTTACTGCATATGGCACTGCAAATGGCATGCCAGCTTACAGAGGTGATGCATCTGCACTCAGTGGTGCAAAGATTGATTTCTATATTGCTGGTTACAATGGCCTGTTTCCTAGCACGTCTGGGTGGCGAATTTGGGATGGCATAAGTAAGTATTTTTATTACAGCAATGGTACTGCATTGTATCCCATGTGGGCCGTGAATTGGATTCATGGTCCTGACATTCAAACTGGTTGGGGATACCCCATAATCACCAGAAAAGATATGGGATACAGTTATGCAGGCAAAGCTGGTAGCTTGTTGGGAGTTGGTTTTGATTTCACAGGCAACTTCAGAGCCACTTATAATTCGTCAGCCACAGGCACTCCAGTCATCAATAATGTCACTCTTAGAAATGGTAATTATGATTACATAACAAATTCCAACAACCTTACTTCTACAAACTTTCTGCAACCCACCATACTTTGGAATAGCTTGGCCAACAGCATGACACCAAGCATTGGCAACCGGGTCAAAGTGCGGCTAACAGACTTGGGCAAAACAATCAATGTGAAAATACGACCACACAATAAAGATGAATATGTGGATGTGTTAACCCACAATGCACAAGATTTAGGACCAGGCAACACCACAGACAGTGTCAAAGTGGGGTTGAACTTCTCTTCACTCAACAACACAGAGTTTGGTGTTCGTAATTTTAACATTGCAGGTGTAGCTGCTACAGCAACACCCACTGTGACACCTACACCTACACTCACACCCACTGTGACACCCACCAGGACACCTACTGCAACACCTGGCGCATCACCAACTGCAACACCAACTGTAACACCCACTCCCACACGCACTGTGACGCCTACTAACACGGCCACACCCACTGTGACGCCTACTAACACGGCCACACCCACTGTGACGCCTACCATAACTGTGACACCCACCATATCACAAACACCAGGTGCATCACCCACAGCGACACCTACTGCGACACCTACACTCACACCACCACCTTCAGTTACACCTACTGCAACACCCACTGTGACACCTACTGCAACACTCACACCTACACCTACTGTGACACCCACAACATCTGCACTGCCATCACCGTTCCCTGCAGGCGCACCAATCACTGATGGTATCATTGTGGGCATAGGTAATATCCTATAAATAACATCATTCATCATGGCCATCTACAATCCATTATACCTGAATAGCAGCACCAACACGTGGACTGCTGTTGATAACACATTGTCTGCAGATCCTATGCACACAAGAACTGTGATGTATTCGGGTGATCGCTTGTTTTTTGGTGGTAACTTCATATACAATTTTACCAATGCCAACAATGTTGCTAATTTTCAACTGCCAGCCAAATCATACCAAGTGGGTTGTGTGGGGTACTTTGACACTACTATCAACCGCATTCAATCCATTGGTGCAATTGGCACATTTACAGAGCAAGCGTATTGCAATAGTGCGGCATGTGAAGCTCTGAGCACGTTTGACTTGCAGAATTCAGTCAATTGCTTAACTCTGTGTGGTGCAAATCTGGTGGCAGCAGGCTATTTCAAATCCATTAACACACAAATCACGGGGTTTCAAGCGCTTACTGCAATGCCCACAAGCATTTGGTTTGAATTATCTGATACTCCACCATTCAACACTGGTATTCTTTCTGGTCAAGTTATTACTGTGCCTCAATACAATCTAATATTCACCAACTTATATACCATGGGACTGGCAACTAGCTTCATGCCCAAACTGTCTGGTAATCCTGCCGTGAACATTGCATACTACAGCCCAACTATTGGCAGGTGGCAGGCATTTCCCAACACCACCAATGTAGATTTTAGCAGCGGTGTATTTTTAGCATGTGAAACCTACAACAATATAGTATATGCAACTGGATTTGGCACTGGTATATCTGGCGGTCTCTACTACAACAGTGGCAATCAATGGAACCAAGTAACACCATCCATTTCAAACAATTGTGAAAACACATCCGACACACCTACAGGCTTCTTTCTGTACAACGACCAGCGTGGCAATTTAATATACTGCGGATCATTTGATAGCTATACTGGTGATACCGCCAAATCTGGCATAATGAAATATAATGGCAGTGTGTTCAGTGCCATTGGCAATGGTTTTGATGGGTCACCCAATCCATATGCAACTTGTGCAATGGTGACGCTATCTGGTGACAACTACATTGCAGTAGGCAATTTTCCAGATAAAATTGCTTGGATAAATCGCAGCACTGGCACAACTTGGACCAAACTCTACAATGGTACTGCGGCTGCAGCGGGGTTTATTACAGCTGATACTATCGCATGCATGGATTTGTCGGGTAATAACATGGTGTTTGGTGGCGCATTCGATTTAGATCCAGCCACCCCTAATACCAATGGTGTTGCTGCAATAACTAATAACAATGTCACAGGCATGCCGCAAGATATATATGGTATAGATGATCTCTTTGCTTTGGGACGCTTACCACGAGTGTTGTTTGCCAATGTGCCTGTGGACTATTCTGTGAACACCACAATTGCTGCAGATTTTACTACTGCAATATTGCAAAGCCACCGTGACACAATGCTCACCACCAGCGGCATATCTGCATATAGCACAGCACCCTACCAAGGTGTTGATGGCATCATAATAACATAATAGCATTTTGCGCAGCATGTTGTAAAATACAACATGGACAGCATATACATTCAAATTGCATCGTATAGAGATCCACAATTAATTGTTACTCTTCGAGATTGCATTGCCAATGCTGCACATCCAGAGTTGTTGCATTTTGGTATTTGCTGGCAACATGATGAGAAGGATAGCTTGGAAGAATTTGCAAATGATGCACGATTCACTATTATAGATGTGCCATATCAAAAAAGTAAAGGTGTTTGTTGGGCAAGAAGCACCATTCAAAACCATTATCGAGGTGAAAAGTATACTCTGCAGCTAGACAGTCACCATCGATTCACTAAAAATTGGGATACTACTCTCATCAAAATGATAAAACAATTGCAGAAAAAGGGTCACAAGAAACCACTACTGACTGCTTACTTACCTAGTTTTGACCCAGACAATGACCCAGCATTACGTATTAATACACCATGGAAGATGAACTTCGACCGGTTCATACCTGAAGGTGCTGTGTTCTTCATACCTGCTTCAATTGACAATTTCAAAGATTTGCATGAGCCTGTGCCTGCACGGTTCTATTCTGCACACTTCTGCTTCACTTTGGGCAAGTTTTGCAAAGAAGTTCCACATGATCCAGATTATTATTTTCATGGTGAAGAGATTAGCATTGCTGTGCGCGCTTTTACACATGGGTATGATTTGTTCCATCCACACCAGGTGGTTGTATGGCATGAGTACACCCGCAAGGGGCGGACCAAGCATTGGGATGATGATAAGGATTGGGGCAAGCGCAACGAACTGTGTCATCTACGCAACCGCAAACTGTTTGAAATGGATGGTGAAAAAAAGGACATTGACTTTGGGCCTTACGATTTTGGTAGCAAGAGAACTCTCAAGGATTATGAAAAATATGCAGGTCTCAGTTTCAAGAAACGCGCTGTGCAACAGTACACTGTGGACCATCACTTGGCACCAAACCCATACACTTTTAAACATGAAAAAGAATGGGAAGCATCATTTCTTCAGATTTTTAAGCATTGCATTGATGTGCGTTATGAGCAAGTGCCTGAAAAAGATTACGACTTCTGGTGTGTGGCTTTCAAGGATAAAGAAGGCAAGGATGTGTATCGCAAGGATGCAGACAAAGATGAGATTCAGCGTATGTTTCACGATCCAGACAAGTACTGCAAAGTTTGGCGAGAGTTTAATTGTGAAGCCATGCCTGCAAGTTGGTTAGTGTGGCCTCATAGCATAAGCAAAGGATGGGCAGAGCCCATCACTGGTACTATTGGTCAATAATATTGTAAGGTAATGAAAGCAAAGATAAGGATTCACAGACCAGAGAATATACAGTGGGGCAGATACCATACACCATGGTTTAGATATTTTAAAACATTCCTAGAACAACACTTTGATGTGGAGTGTTTAACTTATGACAGCAGAGAGGACTTGGGGTATGCGCATATAGAATTAGCTTGCAAAGACAATATTGGCTTGCAACCCACTGTGAGCGATGTTGATACCCTCATAGAGAATCTTGAAACTGGTGATTTTGTTGTGTTGAGTTTTACTGAGTACTTTAACCATAGAAATGTTCATTACTTGAAATCAATGCATTGTAAAAAAATACTCTTGGCACATTTTAGTTATCATAATATTTACCATTGGTTAAAAGCTGATAGACTATTACACAGAATTGATGCAGTTTCACCTTGGTTTTTTGGTTGGATGGAAGAGTTTGATATTAATTCATGCAGAGATTATAAGAATCAAGTTACAGAATTTTGCACTGACAAAATGTTCTGGAAGGGATCAGGATGGCGAGGTGGTGATGCGGCTTATAGAAAAGTTGTTAATTTATTGAAAGAAAAAGGATTGGTTGATCCAGATTCAATGAATCATGATCAATATATGAAGGAACTTGCCAGACACAAAATCGCTTTATCCTATTATTTAGATTTGTCCATGTACAGCACACCATATGATCACCCAGGTGAGTTTTGCTACAGAGACATGGAATACATGTCCATAGGCGTGCCATTTATCCGCATTGAATACAGGGATGCAGTTTATGATGGTCTGATACCCAATTACCATTACATTGCCATACCTAGAGACAAAGCATACGTTGAGTACTCTAAAAACGGTGATGCTGGAGTTGCAAATATAATTGAACAAAAATTTAACGAAGTTAAAAATGATGATGATTTCTTAAAGTTCATATCAAAAAATCAACTTGAATGGTTTGACAAATATGCCAATTTACCCAACAGTTTAGACTTTACTTTTAAGCTGACCGGGATAAATAATTGGATCCAATAATATGAGTAACATGGAGAGGGTAGTTTTAAAAGAGAGTGATTTTACCGCAAAATGCAATGCAATCAAAGATCTTTTCTTTTTTCAAATAGGCGCAAACGATGGCATTAGTGTAGATCCAATTCATAAATTAGTACAAGAACACAATTGGAGTGGAATATTGATTGAACCTGGCATTGATGCTTTCAATGCTCTCAAACAAAACTATAGTACACAATCTAATTTAATTTTTGAGAATTCTGCAGTTACCAATGTGGATGGTGATATAGTGTTGTGGTGTGGCACGACAACCCCTCATTTTACTCTAGATTATCAAAAAGCTGTTAACATGTTTGATGTTCAACCAAAACCTACAACTGTAAATGGTGTCAAATCAGCAACACTACTAAAAAAACATAATGCACTGAAAGTAGATCTTCTGCAAATAGATGCAGAGGGACATGACTTTGTAATACTAAAGGACTGGCCATTTGATTCGTATCGCCCCAAAATAATTAGATTTGAATTCATAAATTTAAACGATTCATTCCATGAATGTATAGGGTTTATAAAAAATCTTAATTATCAAATATTTTATTCTGAAGACGGTGCTGATGTAATTGCACTATGTAATAA